GAATGCGGTCTTATGAACTAATCATGGAACGCCTAGAAACGCTTTGCCGCGCCTGTCACGGAATGGACTTGGGGCCAACAATTAGAGCGTATATCCAGAATGGATGGATCAGCGAGGCGTGAAACAGAAACACACACCCCCATCTTCACCGATGGGGGTTCTTTTTTTGCTCAGAACCCCGCCAAACAAAAAGCAGGCGCAACGATGGGGCTGCAAGTAGTCCACCTATTCGCTACAGTTTTCCGCAACCCACCGTAAATGCTCCTCACGTTTACCTCGGTGGGTAAATTCGTGGTAACACACCTCATAATAATAGATTACCCCCCGTTCTCCATATCGATGATAATGAATACCATCTATCCAGTGCAAGCGTCGCCAACTGTCGATCGTAGTTGGTTTAACGTTGAATCGTTCAGCGATTGATTGTCTGTGTAACAGTTCCCATTTTGCGATTGTGTTAGGCATATCGAGTCTTCCTAATTTTGCGAAGCCGTAAACGATTATCTAGTCTTAGTTTATTACCGTCACCCTCGGCATAGTACCAATGGAGTAGTAAGTCTTCTGGGAGATTGCATACGTACTTAGGGTGACGTTTGCGAAAACTCAACAGATCTTGATATACCTGGTTGCCAGGATAAGACGGGTAGTGATTAAAGTCAGGGCTTATCTCACCAGCCCATATAAGATGATAGTTACGCTTTAATACGATTAAAGTAACGCCATCTAAAATCATATCTTGCGACCACTCGGATCGCTGTGCTTCGGGAACAAGCATCTTAATCCATGGATGAATATAACAGCCATCTCTCAGCTGACCGTTTGGCAAAATCCGTATAGGTTTACCTGTTTTGTCGTCACAGAAACATCTGTTTATTTCTATCACGGTAAAATGATCCACTAGAATCTTATCACCGCGATAAATAGGCCAAGGGATAGTGATGTATTTTAGATTACTCACGGCAATCACTCTACAAATCTGGCATGATGCGACATCATTACTCCCCTCAATAGAGTCTCATCAAACATAGCTAAAGCGGTTGGTTCATCATCCAATATGCGCGAGTATCGTTCACGTGCAATAGCATCCTGAGCGCTGATCCTAATCTCAACATGGCAATCAACAGAATTCCCCGCCACATCAATTCCCGGCCAGGGTTCGTAATAGCTGATCAATTTGTTCTGTTTTAGTGCTTCTGCGAACATTAGACTAAACGCCTCTAAATAATTGACCACGATAAAACAGTTCACCATTGTCAATCGCCAACATTTCTACACCGAACTGCTTATCGCTATATGTTACTACAGAAAGACCCTGTTGCCAATCATTTCGCTTAGAGTTAGCCGGAACCGCGCCATCGATTCGCGCAATCGTACCGGGACTAAACGCATAGCGCACTTCCTGAGTTCCGTCACGTTTGTGGATAGTATGTGCCCGCAGTTCATGGCGGTGAATATGCCCGTAACAATAGGAGTGATCCATATCCTTTAGCACAGCTTTAGCAGTCTCCCCACCGCCACCACGTACGATCGTCCCATGACCAAACTCTAGTTTTTCATTCAGGTAAAAACTGCCATCAGGATAAGATCCGCGATAATCAATCCCTAACTCCTCTAGCCCCAAAAGATAGGGTAGGCTAAACGTATCGTGAGATCCAACGTCCCCCGCTTTACGTAACCCGTAAGCTGCTTTTAAGTGATTGAGGATAGCCAGTTGAAACCGCTTTTCGTGGTTGCCCTCAATATAAACAATCTGAGCCGTAGGATTATCGCGCCGCAATTGACCCAGCGTGCGTGCCAAATCATCGATCGTCGCCTGTGTGGTGTACGCCATATCAGGAGACGAGGTGTACTTGTCCGACCATTCCGCCAAATCAATCATGTCTCCTAGTAGTACAATTGTATTAGGTTTGATGTGGCGATTTAGTTGGTGAACTAGATCCCAACATTGTGGATCGTGCATTGGGTCTAGCGATCCGTCTGGTTTACGATAAAAACCGTTTTGGCTATCAGGGACAACAAGACAGGTTTTTAGAGAGTTGTTATTGGCGACAGCGATCCTAGTAGAATTGACTGTTTGCCGATCTAGTCCATTCTCTACTGATGCAAATATGTATTGTTGCGTTATTGACTTCGGATGTGTTGACATTCCTGTAAACCTGGGGCTGAAAGCCAATCGAACCGGATGAATAGGAGCGAATCGGACTGGCTTAAGTTCTAGCGCCTTTAGATTAACTCGCACATTGTAAACCAGACGATCATCAGCGCTGACTGTCTTGATCTGGCTATCAACGATCTGCCACTGACTCAGATCAACTGAGTAGGCTTCTAGCAACTGGTTTACAGTTTTGATGGACGACTGTGACTGAGCGACAAACACCGCGTCATTGCCAGTCACCGTGAACTCAGTCTTATCTCCCTGGTTTACGGTGACTGGTGTGGGTTCTACTGTCTCTAATTGTCGTTCCTTACGTCGCCAACGACGTTCTACCTGTTGCTTATTCCTACACGTCCGACACACTTGCCGATTCCCTTGGTAGGCCGATACAGGCTTAGTCTCACCACACCGCAAACACGTCCGATCATCCATGCTGATTATCGCTCCAATAATGTTAACACTAGTATAGTACAGTTTTACGATTATTGCTTGAATCGCCTGTAAACCAGGGTTTTTAGACGATAACGCTTTGGGTTTACTCAAACAACGTGACGCTGTGGTGTGACTTATCCGCTGGAAGTCCTGTAAACCAGGGATCTAACGATAGGCGTGCAGTCGATCTATAGTAACTACCGTTATATACAAAACGACTGCACGCCTAGACCGTAACACCTGGTTTACAAGGCTTTCAGACGATACACTGCTATTTACTTTTCATTCTTTTAGTTGTGTTGTTATAAGCCAACAAAGCGAATCCCCTTCACCAGTCGGCAGAGGGGATTCTATGTTACTATTGTTTCACGGCTGGAAATGTTTTGGCATAACCAGCCGCTGACCTACTTACTTAAGGATACTAAGCAAATGGCTTCTAATATTAAAGCACAAATCGCCTCTGTCAATCTAGGACGTATTCAGATTGAAGGACTTTTGGGAACAGATAGCAAATTCTATGTCGCTGTCCCTCAGATTGCTGATAGTTTTCAAATCCTCAATCATAACGCTTCGAGAGACATCAAAGCTATGATGGGTGGGGATTTCCAATTCCTCAAAGCGACCACACCGTTACACCCCAAAGCGGTAAACGTGGTAACGATTGACCAGTTTCAGCGAATCTTGATTGAGCTTTCGATTAAAGGAAATGCGGTGGCGATTGAGGTACTGAGGGATATGTCTGCTCTCGGGTTGCATCAATTATTCTGCGATGCATTTGGGATCCAACTTGACGCAGAGGATCGGGCTTTATGGTTACAGCGACGAACGGAGTCAAAAGAGTTGTTCTGGGAGTTGGCAAATCAGATCAAAGTGTGGATGGATGGTAGAGAATGTACAGCACCTCCGCACACATACTACTCAAATGCGTTTGACTGTGTGAACATGCAGCTATTCGGCAAGAAATCTAAGGACATCAGAGAAGAGGTGGGTGTTAGCGCTCTCACACGCGACTGCTTCGGTAAGGTTGCATTGCGACATGTTAATATTGTGCAATCGGGTGCGGCTAGAATGATGGCTAAAGAGAATGTGAAGCCCACCGATGCGATTAAGCATATCGTCACAACGAACTACATTGAAGTGGGCAACTACAGCAACTAACACGTTTTTACAATCATATACACAAAATCCCCCTTCACCGACTGGTAGAGGGGGATAACTTTTGCTTACTCACATAAGCTGAGAATGCCAAACACTTAAATATTAAGTGTACTCAGTTATATTAACACATCATCCGCAGCGATCACCTCAGCAATGAACGCGCTAGCTTCATCAATCGCACTATTCAGATCGCGACAGTCTATAGTGCGCTCATACCCCAGCATCAAAATTGTGACGCTATAGCCATCGGGGGCAGGTTCAACCGCGATCGTCACATGGTGATTCACCGTAGCATCGATAATTCCTGTCAGTAATGCCGCCGCATTATTTCTTTCTTTCAGCATTCTCTATACGTCCTCATTGTTAACTACATGCCACAGCAGGACACACAATCCAGCAACAACCCCAATAAAGTCGATTAGCTTCCGCATCGATATACCCCGTGATTTACCTCAAATAGTATCACATGACAATAGCAGTAGACAAAGTAGTACCTTAGTGCTATAATGATAGCATCACTTAAAATAAGTGTGTGATCAACGTATCACGTAGCAAAGAAATTACCGAGGGAACGCCTCACCGAACGATTAAGGGAACGCCTTAAACTGCCGGGTTTACACAATCGCTACATCCGTAAACCAAACATTTTAAGGGTTAAACCCTAAATCGAATATGGCTAACATGCTACAGGACATCGCCCCAAAGATTTTGGCGATGGGTCTTCAGGAATTAGAAGCAAATTGTATTACGTCTCGTCTTGTAAACACTGACTATTCCGCAGAAGGTGCTCAGCGTGGTACCACGATTGACATCCCGCTCCCTCCGAAAATTAACTCGATTGACGTTGTCCCCGCTGTAGTTGATCAGACGCTTGGTGATATCCAAATGGATACAGTGTCGATCAAAATGAACAACTGGAAGCAAGCGGGCTTTAGTATCAACGATAAAGAACGCGGCGAAATCATGGAAGGCGTGATGCCAGTCGGTATCAAGGCTGCTGCTAATCGTCTCGCCCGTGATATTGATTTGTCGGTTCTCGGTCTGTACCGCAGCGTCTATAACTACGCTGGTACGGCTGGTACAACCCCAATGAGTAACGGTAATCTTAACGATGTTATCGCGGCCCGTACTGCGTTGGTGCGTAACAACTGCCCGATGGATGGTCAGATCCGCGCATTGCTGAATCCGGTTGCGGAAGCCGCTGCACTGAGCTTGCCAGCATTCCAGCAATATTTGCAAGCAGGCACCGATATTACCATTAAAGATGGTTTGATCGGACGTAAACTGGGCTTGGATTGGTACATGAACCAAAACCTTGATTCCCTGCGTCACGTCAAAGGTACCGCTCCTGCCTCGCTGACAACCGCATCGCTGCCTGTGTCCACCGTGACTGCTGATGCTAGCGATCCGGTACGCCACAACCCCCGTACTGTTAACACGATTACCCTTAACGGTGTTGCTTCTGGTGACACGATTAAAGCGGGTGATATTTTTAGCGTTGCTGGTGACACCCAAACCTATGTTGTCAATGCTGATGCAACCGCGTCTGGTACTTCAATGACAGTAGCGTTTAGCCCCGCACCGAAGGTTCAATGGCCTGCTGCTTCTACGGTCACTTTCCGCGCATCGCATGATACTAACCTGGTATTCCACCGCGACGCATTTGCTTTGGTGGTTCGTCCGTTCAAAGAAGATCCGATTAACTCTCAAGTCTCCGCAGCTTACAGCCAAACGATGATTCATCCTAAGAGCGGTTTACCGTTGCGGCTGAAAATCACAGGCGAGGGTAATCAGGTTTCCTACCGTCTCGATGTCCTTTGGGGCGTTGGTGCAGTGCGTCCTGAGTTGGCTGTCCGGCTTGCTGGTTAACCCCAGCAAGTTTGCTCCTGTTGGTCGATTTAATTAGATCCCTAATACGAATATTAGCACTAATTAAATCGACCTTTTATAGAAATTTTAATGAGGGCTTATAGATGCCATTACCTGTAGATACCGTGCTTACAGCCGGATCAATTATTCGAGTTCAGCGGGGTATCGGTAACCGTACCCTACCAACAGGCACACTAACAAACACGGCTGCTGTAACAGCGGGTGCAACGTCGATTCCTGTCGCTGCGGTTTCGACTACCTTTTTTGGTGCGAACTATCGCCGACCTCTAGCCACCGGGGATATTGTGGTTCAGGAAGGTGATACACTCACCTTTAACGAAACAACACCCGTTACGGTTAAGTTGAGCGCTGATCTTAAAGTTGGCGATACAGCCATCCAGATTGCCGCTGCTCCCGCTGCGATCACTACTACTAAAGTCGCTACCACTAACGGTCTGTTTTACGTTCTCGGCGGCGACTCGCTAGAATTTAACATTACCGATAACGAAGTTTCGACCCGAGGCTTTGAAAACGGTTTGTTTGACGATGCCCGTAAAGTGATGATCGGCGGTGACTTGCCGTTTACCGGGATTTACCGACGTGGCGATCCTTGTTTTAGAAATATCATCAAGCCTTGTGCCACCAGTGACGAGGAATTGTATTTCTACTATCAACTGCCTGATGGTCAATTTACGTCGGGGTGGGCATTTGTTAAAGGGTACAAGGAATCCAATAAACTCGATGACATCTTGCGTTATAACTTCAGCTTCCGCGCTGTTGGTCGGTTCACCACGGGCGTAACTGCTACCCCTGTTACTTACCCTGCTGTAATTAACTAATGCTGTTGCTTAAATCAGATGATAACACAATCTATCTGATTAACTGCGTAGACAAAGGTAAACATTTAGATGTGGGCTTTGTCTACGCAGAAGCACAACCGACAGACCGCGTCCTAGTCAGTGATGACAATCATACGTTCTGCCTAGTGGTACCTGACTCACTCAAAAATGTTACGGGATACGCTACAGGAGTAAATTTTAAGATCAATTATGACAACTAAAAAAGTCCCAGTTTTGTTTGGCGAAGAAGCGATCGTAATGGTGGGATGTTTTCCACTGCGTAAGGAAGGTTCTCTAAAGATCTCGGAATTGCGCTGGATCGAAAAGTCTAGCCGTCAGCAGATTCAAATGGCCAAACCGCTGATGGAGTTGGCCCAGTATATTTCCCAAGCTGAAAAGATTAGCGAACGGGATGCACTGGCAGCGGTACAAGATAGCGATAGTAATCCTTACTACGCTCTCAAGTATGCCGATCGGTTTGGTCAGCTTGCCGATAGCCAATACACTGATTTGGATCAGAAAGTTGCACTATCGATGATGATGTTGAATAGCCGCGTTTCCAAATCGTTTCTTGCCGAAAAATCTGCCGAACTATTTGATCGGTACGGTCTGATTGTCGATAAAGCCACAAACCAGATTAAAGAGTTGGGCGATCTGCCTGAAGCAATTCTGGATGGGATCTTAGAATTTACTTCAAATGAGCGTAACAAGTGGGAAGGCGTTGAACATTCCACGGATGAGGAACCGACGCTGGGGGAATAATTGAGCGGTTGGATGCCACGTTGGATGATGACGATTTTGATTGGCAATCGCTATACATTCAGATTCAAGTCGCTGGCATCACCGATCCGCACTTCCACTGGAATAACTTTGGTAACGTCACTATCGGATTAATTCATGACTTAATCGAAGGCATCGCGAAACGAGACATGGATATTGCCAATTCAATGTCGATCAGCGTTTCTAAGATGGCCTGCTACATGCTGAATAGTTCATGGTTTGGCGGGAAATTTGAATTAAGTGATTTTCTGCCATTCGTGACTAATGATGCTGAAAAGTCAGACTCAACCGGGATTACAAAATCTACCGCAGTCGCCTTTAGAAAGTTGATTAAACAAAACCGACTGCCCAACAAAGTGATTACCGCCGCGTCATCATATATGGATACCATAGCTAAATTAGCGGGTTAAATATATCGCCTAGCGTGGCTCGCGTGAACAAATGCGAATTGTACAGCCATTAATTCGATGCTCCCTACCTATCGCCGTTGCAATCCTAATCGGCGCGTGGTGGGGTTCAATCGTTCAAAAAGAAGACCGCGCGATAACACTCAAGGAATTTGCGGCGGCGGCTGGTGCGTTGGCAATTGCGGGTCAACCGATGTTATTAAATGAGGTGATTCGCGCAGCATTGCGAAAAATCGACTAGGACGTGCATTTTATGAATCGGTATTGACTGGCTGAGCGCTATGGTATGAATAGATGAAATTATGGTGGAAAAAGAATAATGATAACTCTAGTAAAGACCATCTCGAATATTTTTGGAGAGGACGACGTAACGATACGTGCCCGACAGCTTACATTGCAATCCAGAGAGTTAGCGATCGACCAACCGAGATTACTAAAGCATTATCGCGATGCCGACGAACTCGCAAACTTGTATTCGCAAAGTTGGTCATGTCGACTGCATCAGGTGGTCTTGATGCCGATACTAAGGCAATGGCTATTATTTGGGATGAATTGTTACCGCTGGATGGCAAAAATCGACCAACCCACTTTGTAGAGATCGGAGTGTGGAACGATCTAAAGCTCCCCCGTAGCCCGTTTCTGCGTACGGCAATTTGCTTGACTAACTCAACCCGTGATCTTAGCTATTGCGCTGGGGAAATTGGGGGGTTCCTTCGCTGGGGTCTATTGCTATGGGATGCCTGTGATTTTGTTGGTGCTGCGGATAACCCTGAGTCATCAGGCCATCTCTGGCTGTATCAATGTCTGTTTGCCCAGTGGAAAAAACGACTCAGAATCGACCCCAAACGAGATACCGCTGCGATGGGTTACGCTGTCTAGGGTTATGACCTGAAACGCTTGTAAACCAGGAGTCATAGAGATCCGTGCAGTCGATCTATAGTAACTACCGTTATATATAAGCAACTGCACGCTTAACCTGAGATCCCTGGTTTACAAGGCTTCCACAAACTATGGGGATTCCCATAGTTTCATGTTTCGGTAGAAGCCCTGGTTTACAAGCGTTTCAGCGACTAGCCTGATACACTACTTGTCATTCTTTTAGTTGTGTTGTTATACGCATACAAGAATCCCCTTCACCAGTCGGCAGAGGGGATTCTATGTTACTATTGTTTCACGGCTGGAAATGTTTTGGCATAACCAGCCGCTGACCTACTTACTTAAGGATACTAAGCAAATGGCTTCTAATATTGTACGCTACGACGGTAACGATGGCATCGAAATTCTGATCGATAGTCAGACAGGGGAAAGTTTCTGCTCTATTCGTGGATATGCTCGAATGGCTGGCAAGAATGAAAGTACTATTCAGCGCCGCCTTTCAGGTGTTGCATCAGGAGCAAATAAAACGGCTGAGGTTGTTACTGGGGGCGGGTTACAGGGTGTTGCACTGATCACGGAAGATTTGATCGTTGAATGGTTGCCGAAGGATAATCCCAAAGCCGCTACATCACTACTCAAGCTGGGCGTTCGGATGGGACTTCATAAACTGGCAGGATTTGAACTTTCTTCTACCGCTATGCAGCCCAAACATCAAGAACCTACACTGCCTCCGGCTGATATTCGAGTATCTAACTTTCATGCAGCGCTGACGAGTTTTGGTATCGAGATTGATAACCCCCGCTATCAACAAGCATTTAAGGATTTGGTGATAGATATTACCATCGGTGCAAATACTCGGATTATCTCACCAACTACGGAACACTGGCGAGGCGTTGCTGAGATTGCGGAATCAATGGGTTACTCCCCTACTCTTGTTAGTCGATTCCGGTCTTCTTTGGGTCGATATGTTGGTGCCAACAAAGAACACTTGACATTACGGACTGAAGAGCGTCTATGCAATGGTACTATGAGACCGATTAATCTGTATCTGGATGACGATCAAGTACGTAATGTCATTTCTGAGTATATGGATGCAAAAGTGTTAGCATCTTAGAATCAAACCATAGACACAAAATCCCCCTTCACCGACTGGTAGAGGGGGATTTTTATGTATCAACAAAAATCACTGGAATTCCTGTAAACCAGGGGTTATAGAGATCCGTGCAGTCGATCTATAAGTAACGGTAGTTATACCAAAACAACTGCACGTCTAGACTGTAACGCCTGGTTTACAAGGCTTTCAGCGGATAACGCCATCGTTATATCTACGATGTGTTATAATAGTACATATCAACTATTTAGATTTGACTATCAATGTCCTTCCGCAATCGGTTTACAAATGTTGTCGGTGCCATCGTCACGGGTTACGCTGGGTGGGAAATGTCTATGGGAAAGTTTACGGAAGAGAAATTGTGGACGCTACCCGCTGCGATCGTATCCTTTGCAACCGGATCGAAAGATAAGCTATTGGAAAGACTGTCGAAGTTGGACAAGGATGATAAGGACGTTGCTAAAGACATTTTTGGTCAGATTCTAGACCATCTCCTAAAGCCTCATGGTTATAGTGTCAGCACGGTAAAAGCGGAAGACATACCGATCGTCATCCATGACATTCCCGAGGCTGAATATCGCGATGTGCCCAGAGAACAGACACCCCAAGAACGTGCCAGTCAGTATTTCAGTAAGCAGCTAGCAGCGGGGCGACGATTGCCGAATATCCCTCAACAGACAATCGAGGGGACAGACGTAACACCGTTTACTTTTGCCATGGAAAGTATGCGCGGTGATAGCGATAATCCACAATCGGAGGCATGGTAATATGCCATTCATTAAGGCTAATCGCGACACTAAATTAAAGCTGCGTCCGATTGATAGCAGTAAACTAGGGGCTGACGAGTATCGGGGACATACAGCGGGCGAGGAACTTGCTATTGTTTCGGTTCGTAAGGCACCCAACGATCAGAAACATTGGGAAGTACGTTTTGCCGATGCGTTGACGATCGGCGGTAAACCACGGAAAACATGTTACATTTTTGCTGACCATTGGGACGGGGTCGGCAAAATTTACCAGGAAGTAAAAACACTTGCACGCAGCCAGCAGCTTAACGCACTACCAGCACAACGCGATAGGGTATTGTTGCCTGTGCCATATTTAAGCCAACGCGACAACTACGAAAATCCTGATGGTGCTTGTAACGTCACATCATTTGCCATGGTGATGAGCTACTTTGGTGTGACGAGTCGCACTGGGGCAAGGCAACTAGAAGATGAGTTGTATCGATACATGGAAGACAATGGGCTATCTCGACACAGCCCGTTAGACCTGAGAACCATGGCTAGATCCTATGGATTGATTGACAACTTTGATTCAAAGGCAACAATCGAACAGGTTAAAAAACACCTATCCAGCGGTAAACCAGTCGTTATCCATGGGTATTTCACCAGCTTCGGTCATATTGTCACCGTGATCGGCTATGACGAGCGGGGTCTAATTGTTCATGATCCCTATGGAGAATGGTATAGCTGGGGATATGACCGTAACGACCCCTACGGCAATAATAGTAAGGGTAAACAATTAACGTATAGCTATGGACTGATTGAGCGAACTTGCCTGACCGATGACCAATTCTGGGTGCATTTTGTCGATCGCGAAGTTGTGACAACTTAACCCGCAATAATATCATTAAAGTACTCGCATCGTCAAGTACACCTTAAAATATGGTATAATAGTGCATATATACTATGTTTTATAAATAATGGCTGATCAAGTTATTGGCAATGCTGTAGTCAATATAAAAATTGACGAAGCACAGGTAAATCGCGAGGCAGTAAAAGCGGGTGTAAAGTGCGCTGACGTTTTCAGCAAAACCGTTAATGCTGCATTGGGGAAATCTGACCCGTTTGCCAGTTTCGATAAACTTGTCAGTAAGCAACGAAGCGTAAGAATTAAACTCGATGATAGTCAAGCGCAAAAGCAAACCAAAGCATTAGCGCAGTCGATTGAAAAGACGCGCGTAATCAAGATTGCGGCTGACACTAAACAACTCGCGCAGCAAACCAGCGAGATGTTTAAGTCCTTTGATAAGACCCGCTATATCAAATTTGGCGCTGATATTAAATCGGTCACTCAGCAAACAAAAGCACTATTTCAATCCTTTGATATTCAGCGCGTAATCAAGATTGCGGCTGATACTAAGCAAGTATTACAGCAAACTAAAGTCGTCTTTCAATCATTTGATAAAGAACGCTATATCAAGTTTGCTGCTGATACTAAGCAACTTGTTCAGCAAACAAAGGGATTATTTCAGCAGTTTGATCTACCACGTGTGATCAAACTGGCGACTGACACTAAACAGGTATTAGGTCAGATCAAAGGCTTGTTTCAGCCATTCGATAAAACCCAAGTTGTTAAACTTGCGACTGATACTAAACAAGTTGCTCAGCAAACCAAAGCATTATTTCAATCCTTTGAATTACAGCGAGTAATCAAGATTGCCGCTGACACTAAGCAGGTATTTGGACAGATCAAAGGTCTGTTTCAGCCATTCGATAAAGAGAAAGTAATTAAGGTTGGTGTTGACGCTAAGTCATTAGTTGAGAAAACTAAATCGCTATTCCAACCGATTGAGAAGCAACGATCGGTAAGTGTACGCTTAGACGATAAGGCGGCGCAAGCACAGCTAAAAGCGTTATCGCAATCATTTGACAAAGAACGCTTAGTAAAGGTTGGTCTTGATTCTAAGCAAGTAGCGCAGCAAATCAAGGTGCTGTTCCAACCTTTAGAAAAGGGCATCCTAGTCAAAGTTGGTGCTGATACTAAGGCATTTATTCAACAAACAAAGTCATTATTTCAGCCATTCGATAAGCAGCAAATTATCAAAATTGCGGCTGATGTTAAGGTATTTACCCAACAGTTAAAAGCTGCGTTACAGCAAGTAGAAAAAGGTATTTCAATCAAGGTTGCTGCGGACACTAAACAGTTTGCACAGCAGACAAAATCGCTGACAGAGCCGTTCCAACAAGATCGGTTCATGCGGATTCGTTTGGATGATAGAGCAGCGCAAACACAACTGAAAGCACTATTCCAACCCTTCGAGAAAGAACGGGCGGTTAAGATTAGCGTAAACGCTAAACAAGTTGCTGATCAGATCAGAGCATTGTTTAAGTCGTTTGACAAAGAACAGTTTGTAAAAATCGCTATCAGCGCCCAACAGATCCCTCAGCAAGTCAAAGCATTATTCCAACCGTTTGAACAGCCTAAACGGTTGAGAGTTGTCTTTGATCCAACTCAAGTCACCCAACAAATCAAAGCAGTATTCCAATCGTTTGAAAAGATTCAAACGGTGAAAATTGCGCTCAATACGCAGCGGGTTACACAACAGCTTGAGTCGATTTTTCAGTCTACCCAAAAAGAACGAGCGATCCGATTTGCGATCAATGCGAAGTCACTATCTGATCAGTTAAAGTCGGTTCTTTCGCCAATCGAGAAAGCCCGCACGCTGAAAATTTTGATCGATGCGAAATACATCGCAGAGAAACTTAAGCAACTGTTTCAAATGTTCGACAAGGAACATAAGTTACAAGTTAGGCTGATCGACAAAACGGCACAACAACAGCTAAAAGCGTTGCAACAATCTGCCGAAAAAGAGAAGTTGTTGCGTATCAAATTAGAAGCACGGCAGGCTGAGCAGCAAGCTAAACTGTTAGCTGATACGATCCAAAAAGAACGTCTATTAAAACTTAGACTTGATGATAAAGCTGCTCAATCTCAACTGAGAGCGTTACAAGAATCAGCGACTAAAGAGAAAGAAATAAAAATCAAGGCTGACGCACGTCAGGCCGAACAAGAACTACGTCGCTTAGAGCGTGAGCAAGCCAAGATAGAACGCAAAGAAGCCTATAAGCTGCGTATTGATACCGCACAAGCGCAGAAAGCCATCAGCGACACGGTAAAGGGCGTAGAAGCCTTTCAGAAGATGATGGGCGAAATTGCTGCTCAGAAGATCAGCGCTAATGTCAGTATCGCGTCTAGCCTCGGTCGGGACACCAAAGAACTCGAACGCCAACTGGCTATCACTAAGGAAATCGAACGCCATCGATTAGCATTAGCCCAAGCGTCGAAGTTGAATATTGATGACAGTAAATTACAACTGATAAAACGGGAGCTAAACGAACTCCATGCAGGTAATACCAAAGCAATCAAGATCAAGTATGACAATTCAGGAATGAACGACCTGAAAGAGTCGATCAGCAATATGCTTGACGGTATTGCCCGTGGTGCGGCTGCATCGATCGGACATCGATTGGTTGGCGGAATCACCAGTGCGATTCGGGGTGCTGGTAATTTGATGGGGGATGCTGTTGGTGGGAGTTTACAGACGTTTGGCGAATATGATAAAACGATTACCGATTTTGGGCTGAAAGCGGAAGCATCTGATGAACAGGTGAAACGGTTTAAGAAAACCATTGCCGATATGCAAACCACTCGCACAGCACCGGAGTTAGCTGCTGCGGGCGTTGAGATGGCGAAACTGGGCTTTACCGCTGATCAAACAGCCGATAGCCTTAAATCAATTACAAGTATGGCTGATGCGACTGGATTAAAAGACCTAGGCAAAGCCGCAACGATCACCGCAACCGGGATGCAAGTTTTTCAGAAATCCGCATCTGAGGTTAATGATGTTATCACGACGTTATCGAATAAATCAGCTGTAGATCCCTTCGACTTTATGCAGGGGTTTGCCAAGGATGGGGCACTGTTCCAATCCACTGGACAAACTATCCAAGATCTAGCGCTGATGATGGGGGCACTACGCGATAGCGGTTTCCAAGCGCAGGAAGGTGCTGGGGCCATCAAAACGGCATTAATCCAACTGACAGCCCCTAGCGATCGTGGTCAAGCCGCGATGGATAAGCTGGGATTGAAGGTTTATGACGCGGCTGGGAAAATGCGTCCCATGGTGGCAATCCTAGCTGATATGAAATCCAAAATGGCAGGATTGTCAGACGAGCAGCGCTTGCCTCTGTTGAATGACATCCTAGGTAGACGTGGCGGTGCTGCGGGTGCGGCGGTGATGAATTATCTGGGCACTGACAAAGAACAGGGGTTATCTAGCGCTTTAGCCAATACCGAGGGAGCATCCGAGAAAGGGGCCGCATTAAAGGGTAAGGGTTTCGCAGGTTCAATCGCGAGACTGAAGAAAGAATTACAAGATATTCAGATCCAATTTGGTGAAGCGTTAGGTGGATTAATCGCCAAAATAGCCGACATGATCGGTCAGGTATCGCAGAAGCTTGAATCAGCGGGACTATTCGATAAACTTGCTGAGGGTGCTCAGAAGTTGACAGAATATCTTGAACAGAATCCGCAAATTATCGATCAAATTGTCACCGCCGTCTCTGCACTGGCAACCGAAGGATTCAACTGGATAAACGAACAGGTTCAGCAGTTCACTGAATATCTAAAAGAAAATCCAACAGCAATCCAGGATACGATTGCAGAAGTACGCGATCTAATTAGCAAACTCGGAGAGGCGGCAATTTTTGCGTATCGTTTTACTCAAGGTTTTGCGGATACACTCGTCACAATTAGTCGCATCCTTGGCCCGCTCGGAGATGTAGTCTCAAAACTTGCAGGGGGTGAAAAAGGTAGTTCAGCCCTTGCCGAAAACCTTGGTAAAGCGGCTGGGTATGTGATCGCTCTTGGTGCTATATCTACAGTGGTAAGCACCATCAGTTCCATCGCGGGTTACGCAACTACGATCGCTGGGCTGTTTGGCGGATGGGGGGCAATACTCACCACGGTAAAAGGTGCCATCGCTGCTATTGGTAGCATTTTAAGTGGGACGGTTGTTCTAGCAATCGTGGCTGTCGGTATCACCCTATACAATATCGTGACCTATGCGATGAATTGGAAGGATGTTTTGCTAGGGGTCAAGCAGTACGGTAAAGACATCGATGATTGGGTTAAGTCAGTTATAGGTGACAGCAAAATACTTAACTCTATTTGGGGAGCGATAAAAGGTGCTGTTGGCTATCTGCTTAATCCCCTTGGATCTATTTACGAATGGATTGACAAGTCAGTACAAGAAACAGGCATTTTCCGAGACCAATGGAACGGCCTGAAGTCGACGTTTGAGTCTGTAGGTGGGTGGATACAAAATAGCGTGATCGGGCCAATCCTACAGGCATCACAAGCGCTAGGCGGATTGATTGGTATGGGCGGTTCTGGTGGTAATGGTGCGCCACTTGATAGCAAAACCAACACGTTTAAGGATGTGGTCGTTACGGCTGCTGTGGACGGTTCCGGGGAACCGGGGATGGACTATGTTACCGAAGCTAATAATGGCCAGAATGGGGAGAATGCCTGGGTACCTTCTCTTACAGCGGGTAAAGTGATCGAAACGCGGCGGGACGATCGCAAGCTGGGATTAGGAGGTGAACGCGGTTACGGTAATGTGGCTATTGTTCGTACCATGGATGAAAAATCCGGCGAATTTGTCGATATTTTGTACGCACACTTCAATGAATTAGCCGTCAAGGTTGGTGATGAAGTCGCTGTTGGGACTGTATTGGGTACCCAAGGTACAACGGGTTCTACTTCCGGGCCTCACACATCCGTAGACTTCTTTGGTAAAGACTCAAATCAGCCTACGCAAGCAAGTCTGGCAATGCGTGATCGTTTAGCAAGGGACTTGAGTAGTGGTGCAAAAGATCTAAACTCGAAGATTGGACAACGCCAAGCCCAAGGTGGAGGGATGGCCGCTGGCGTGAGTATGATTGACGGTACTTTTGGTAACGGTGCTGTAGGTGGCGGGATGAGTCAACAGCAAGTTATGGCAATGCTAGAAGGTGGTGGGAATAGTCAAATTGCTAAACTTGTAGGGATGGCGGAAGGTAATCGTACTGCCGATGGAAGTAAAACTAAAAACTACTATGGTCACGTTGATCCGAATAACGGAGCTTATAATATCGGTAGTTTCTCGGCACAAGGGTCTTACAATACCGGAAACGCTGAAACGTCTGATCAGCGCGTCATTGATCAGCTATTAAGACCAAATATCCAAAAGCTATACGAAGCCGCTAGCAAAAATCAAGTAGCAGTCACACCAAAATTGATGATGAACTATATTGATTTGCTAAACCAAGCACCCGATGCTGCTACAGGCTGGAGTAATGGGGCAGGCTTTTTGGGCAATATCGCTTCTGTCCGTGGTCGCGAGAATGATGATGAGGCACTAAAAACATTACGCGCTGAAGGTTTTCGCAACAAACAAGGTCGATTAGAAACAACTTTCGATAGTCTTGAGTCATTACGCTACGATCAAGGTAGACGACAGGGCGAAATTAACACAGCGTTAGGAGCGTTCAATCTTGGTAGTAAAGGCCCGCAAGTATCCTCAACACCATCAGGCAGATCACCACTGGGTAAATCCCCAATGGCTAACACTGGCGACTCGGAAAATGACATACAAACCAAGCGCGAAGAACGGGAGGAGGCAGAACGGCGCAAAGCGGTGGAAGAGTCACGCCGCTATCAAGACAGCGAAACTAAAGCCCGACGCGAGGCTAAAAAGAAAGGTCGCGATATTGCCCGTAAACAGGAACTTGCCGAAATTGAAAAGCAATCTGTAGGTATCTCCGATCCCAGTTTGCGAAAAGCCCTCGACTTCAAAAAAGCAAACCTCACCACAGGGGCACAAAGTAATGATCGCATCGACGAATTAAAAGACGAGTTATCTGATCTCTCTACGGGGTTACGTAGAAAGCAAGCCGACCTAAAAGCGGGTGGTGATGTTGCCGACAAAGCCAAACTGCTACCCAACTACAGCAAAGCAATCACCGAAACCAAAGCGCTGATCTCTCAGGAAGAGAAGTTACGCGATACACTGTTGGGTGTAAGCAGCGCCGAAAATACAGCCTCAATCAACGCTGAAAAGTTAGCACAGGCGCGTCAGAAACGTGACGCAAACCGCGAGAAAGAATATCAGGCTAAAGTATCCATCGCTGAACGCGATAAGGCTGTAGTGGCTAGCGTTGGAATGCCCACGGATAAGATTGACAATCAAATCGCTGATTACAAACGCCAGTACGAAGGCACTAAAGAGATCCAAGTTAAGATCGATCAACGCCAAGATCTACAAAGTGATTTAGCCAAATATCAAGCAACGTTAGGCAAAGGCAAAACAGACGAACAAGTCAAACTGAAACAGGGTGCGCTAAATCTTATCGATAAAGAGATTGAGTCGATCAAGAAAAAATACGCCGATGAAGGTATCGTCTTAAACCTCAAAATTGCAGCGGCTGATCGTGATGAAGCGATCCGCGATCGCAACCGTACTCAGCAATTTGAATTTGATGATAAAATGTTGACGATGGAGGGACAATTAGCGTTAGCGCAGCAACAGGAAGATCAATATGCGGGATTGATTGAACTCGATATTGAGCGAGAGCGCAAGCTGTTTGATATTACCAAGCGATTGAATGAGCAGAATGATGCTCTCGCCAAGTATAACGATTCAATGGCAACATTGCAGCAAAACGGTGTTGGTCTTGATTCTCCAGCGTTTAAGGACATGAATAGTCAACTGGACACCGTTCGTCAAAATATAGCGCTAATTAATCAAGAGAAATTACAGGTAATAGAGCAAGCTGAACTTAAAAAACTCAAGACGGCAGAGGAGATCACCGCACGATTAACCAAACTAAAAGCAGAGGTTGCGAATGAGCAATTTGACGCGACTAGTAAAATGCGTAGATCGGCAATCAATAAGCGACGGGAACGCTTTGGGAAATATAATAGCCAAGCAATCAATGAGGAACGACAGTTAATCGATGACGAGAAAAATCAGAAGATAAAAGAAGGTCGATCTGCAATTCAGGAGCAAGTAAAAGAACGTGCCCGAGCAGGTTACAAAATGACGGCAGAGGAGATCCAAAACCTCGATAATGCAATGACGCTTGCCGCCGAAAATGAATACTTTGACCGATTGAAAGAAATCCCCAACATAGGACGCGAAATAGGTCAAAGTCTCGGCGAAAATTTGACGGGTGCCCTTAAGGATTTGATTCTTACGGGGAAAAGCCTAGGAGAGGTGATGAGCAACGTTTTTGCAAATCTCGCGTCACAGCTCTTAGACCTCGGGTTTTCTGGTTTGTTCGGGGGTAAAGGTCTAGGCGGATTGCTTGGTGGCTTATTCGGTGGTAAAGGTGCTGCTAAGGGTGGTGTTGTAGGTGCATACAAAGGCGGCACAGTTCAAAATTACGCACGGGGTAAAGACAGCAATATTTTCGGCAGCATCCTAGAAGCGGCAGATCGGGAGCGTTCGCAAAGCGGTGGTAAAACGCCCAAACTAGCAATGGTAAACGCATCGGAAATTATCATCGATGCCCAAACATCCGACCGATTACGCAAACTGACATCAAATAAAATCCCTAATTTCGCCATGGGACAAAACTTGGATAACTTGCCCGTAACCAACAACATTACAGGCGACGGAATCAGCGTAAATGTTGGCGGTGTTTCAGTCACGTCGGGCAATCCTAACGTAGACCAAAAAGCACTACAGGCTAGTATCCGAGGGGCTATCACAGACCAATTACTGAGAGAAAAACGTCCTGGGGGGATCTTGGCATAGCAAAAATCCTCGCTAGTGTTTTATCTAGCGAGGATTTTTATCCTGACCACACATTACCGGGACATACCTCACCTTGCCAGACCTTACCTCACCAAACCAGAAACGTTTTGCTCATCAGATAGTAGCCACGTCATCTCTACTATTACGCGGCGATTAACACGCCGCGTTTCGCTTACCCGACCGTTAGAATTGATCCGCATCACTGGCAACGAATTCAGCACAGCGATCGTAGGCATCTTCCCAAGTCTCAAGCATAGCCAAATCGCCAAAATTTTCTTCAACCCAATCAGATGAAACATGCTTCAAAACGGCTGCTTTCAGTTGGTCGAGTGTCATTGTTCTAATCTCTCTATGGTGAATACTCCACTCTGCATCTGTCCGGGGTTGTGACCGTCTCACCCGTCGGGGTGGCCTGCATTAAAGCTATTCGCTTTTGCCGGAGGTTCATCCCGTCTCGGTGAGGGGATTTCCTGCCCTCTGTCGCGGGGTGGATACCGCTTCGGGTGGTTGGCTCCCCACCCGCTTGAATGTATGTTAACACGATAATTTTATCAAGGCAAGATATTTTTTGGGAGATTGCCTTGATTGCAAAATACCAACCAGTGTAAAACCTGGTTGGTATTTTATTTAATGGTCATGCCAGACCCTACCCAACCATACCCAACCCAGCCAAAACAGACCTAACCGAACCATATAACGATTTAACGTCTCGTTCAGACGATTTTATGGTACCACTATTCGTCATCGTCTTTCAAGTATTCATTGATCCAATCAATTAGATCATCAGTCGGATACCAAGGATCAGCCGTTGATTTCGACTTAATAGTTTTAGGTAACACCTTTTTATCGAGATCGCGGCGCAAATCTTTTTCCATGTTTGTAAGTAATTGGGTTGATAGAACATCACTATCGATACACAATCCTGTAAGGATATCAGACATGGACATTGGCAATAATGGATCTAAACGTTGGATGTCAATATGTATAGGATACTTATTCTCCACTAATTTAGAAAGACTTTGAACACCAATCCCCCGTGTAAATTTTTCGAGTGCTCTTAACGTTTTTTGACCAAACTCGATTTTATGTTCGCATAGTGATCGAATTCTGACATTTGAACGAGCGTAGTGATCTTTAAGTAATTGAGGAGAAGTTTCTCCAAAGTTTGACGGGGTTTTATTAAGTCCAGCAATATCTGCAAATCGTGATAAGACGTTATTATCTACACCATGTGCATGTGCTCGGGCAATAACAGCTCTGACCGGGGGATAGTGTAACGCCCCACCATACCCCAAAAGAACAAGCGAACTCGAAAGATTTCTGATAACGAATAAATAAGTCTAATTTTCGACGTTGACTGATTGCTGGAGGGTGGCCTGTCGTTTTTGCGTAGTTATAGTAGAACCATGGCAACATTGGGCTGTGCCAATTAGTGAACCCTTCAACACCTTCAATACGAGCAATATCAACAAGTGTTCGCTTCTGACCAATATCTACAATTGACATTGACTCGGGAGGATAACCAGTCACGACAACCATTTGTGTCGCCACACCAGATTTAATAATAGCGGCCAACCTGTGCCCACCGTCGAAACATTGACCCATGTTATTAAATTTAATACTATCCCCTAAAAACCATTTTTCGTCACGTATCTCTCTGGCATAGTTAGACACGCGCGATTCGTTTACGTTTCTCTGATTACCCACCATGGTTGATTGAAACAGACTAGCCATTTCAGGGGTCACTAAAATTTGATAAATGCGGAGATCTGTATTGATTGATACTGAGTCTAGATATGGTGTCATAATTTTAGAAGTCGAGGTCATATTCATGTGAAGCTCCACTATGGTATTGATGAGACTTTATATTAACACATCATCTACATTTTAGCGAAGACAATTTTGATACGTATCATACTAGTACATACACCCTAATGTAATGACTAGACCATGTTTGATCTTCCAAAATATAAAGTCGCGATCTTGTGGATCATCGATTACCGTGTCGAAGTGACATAACTAAAACCGTGACAAGTGGAGAAGGGGTTCAACTACCTTCAAGTTGCAACTTAAAGACACGTTCGCTAATTAAAAGAGATTGAATTTGAGATTTCATTGTGGTTAGCTTACTGGAAGATTTAGGATATTCGCTAATCAGCCAATCTATAGACACATACAGGTGATTCAGATAATGAGTCATTAAAACCCCACCATCGTACATGGCAGACATCATAACGATTTGTTCATCATCGATAAAGACCGCAGGGATTAGTATATCTCCCGACACCGAATGGACACCAAATGACCTTTTCCACTTTGGTACACGGTTTCGGGAGGACGACGGTTTATCGGCAGAAAAGAACTGAATCGTCATGGTTGGATCACTCTATAAACTCACACCCACATTATACATAAAATGAAAATCCCCCGGAGAAGCCTACGCGCTAGGTCTACCGGGGGATTATCGTCACCATACACAAGAGAGAACATGAACACAGAACCGTCACATCACGATCTTAGCATACTGAACGATGATTCGACAAATTAGGGCATCGGATCAACTTCAAGTTCTTTGAATCCGTCCTGTACAACAAGTTTCAACCCCATCGCATCGGGCGCTACATCGAATACGCCTAACTGAATGTTACGGGTTTGTCCCGGAAGAATAAAATCCGTGGCTTTGCTGCCTGACGGTGCATCAATTTGATAGACGGCTGCGGCTTTTGCAAACTTATTGCCCTGACTATCCTGAAGTTTCATGATCAAGTAAGGAGAGTCTGATTCTTTGCCGATATTAGTCGCAATCGCTGTCACTACAACCAACTTACCCGCCACGTTGTCACGTCCATTATCGCGATACTCAGATATTCTTACGTTATTGTATCGGAAATTATTCGTACTGAATTGTCCAGTGGGTACGGATGGACTAGACATTGATGTTGACTTAGATTTAGAGTATTTACCAGATAGAGGCAACCACAAACCAGGGAAAGTCGGCGAAACCCCACCGAGCAGCAACAATAAAGCAAAAGACCCGCCGCAAATAGCCACGATCTTTTGACGTGTAGAACGAGCTGAACGAACAGATGAGTCTTGTTGGATTTGAGTCGTCATGAGATTTTAGTGAGTATGTGGATTGTCAAGTATACATCTCAACTCTGTTGTTTTACGGATATTCTTCACATTCTCCCTTAAAGCCTTGTAAACCAGGGATTTCTATGAAGCGTGCAGTCGATCTATAGTAACGTTCGTAATAACAAATCGACTGCACGGCTATCATTAAACCCCTGGTTTACAGCGGTTTCGGTTACCATGCTCCAATGACAGGGCCGTTAGTGGCTTGACTCACCAGATATGTATCAACGCTATAGGATCGCAACTGGACAGGCGGGATGACTAGTCGCTCATTAACCGATAGCTTTGCCGATAGTACTTTCTCTTGGCCCAACAGGATATATTTACGACCCATCAATATCGGTACAGGAAGCCCCTGCGATGCTGTCCCCCCGGCTCTATCAATCAGATTGGATGAATCATCCTTATCCTTTTTATTCTTGGGTTTGGGGGCGATTAGTTGGCTAATCCCGCTTAGCACCAGAGAAGCACCAATCAAACCTAACGATGTACCTCCCGCAACAGTGGCGAAGGGGACTAACACCGCTACACCAATCAGTGCAACCCCAAGCAGTATCTTTCCAAAGCCACCGCTACCACTGGTGATCGGGGCGATGATAATCATATCCCCCTTAACGTGGTTTACAAGCTCATCAATATCCCAACCCTCTGGTTTACTAGGATTACAAACACGGAAGCCCTCATAACCCCCACCAACGTTAGAAGCATCGATCATATACTGTGCCATCCCGTCAATCTGGCAGGTCAGCAACGATATCGCTTCCTGTGCCGTGTTTACAGCTAAGTCAAATGATCGTCCAAATTTTTGCCCTAATTCACCAAGTAGCTTAACTTTCATATGTATATAGTTTATATGTACTAATATTATAACATATAGCCTGAAAGCCTTGTAAACCAGGGGTTGTAGGTTGATGACAGCATATGAAGTAGCGCTGTGATATGTCTTATCGGCTGAAAGTCTTGTAAACCAGGCGTTGTAGAGATCCGTGCAGTCGATCTATAGTAACTACCGTTATATATAAACGACTGCACGCCTATCGTTAGATCCCTGGTTTGCAACACTTTCAGCCCTTACTCACCGCAAACTAGTACAAATATGGTATAATAGTGCATATATACTATTATTGATATGACCGCTACTCTAGCACCAACTGAATATAGCCACGTTGGTTCCGGTGGAGGTGGCGGTAAAGGTGGTGCAGGTTCCAGACCACAGGAAGCACCGAACACGCTGAGATCGTCGTCACGTGCGACGATTGTTTATGCCGTTGCAGCGGGTGAGATTCAAGGCTGGGGAAACGAACCGTTTAAGCGCATCTATCTGGATAATCAGCCTATCCAAAACCCTGACGGGACGTTTAACTTCAAAGACGTAACGATTGATTATCGCACCGGGACAAATTTCCAATCGGCAATGCCCGGGTTTACAGATGTCGCCAGTGAATTTGGTGTAGGGGTAAAACTGACAGCATCGGGCGGGCCAATTATTCGCACACTAAGCGATGAAAATGCCGATGCCGTGGTGTTGCGTTTATCCGTATCATCATTGCAGCGTTATGATGACAAGGAAGGGGCAGTTGGGACGCGGGTAGCCTTTACGGTTGCGATGTCTGTTGATGGAGGGCCAAACTACACGGTTTTTAGCGATGCGTTCGATGGTAAATCGTCCGGCCCCTACGAGCAAAGCTATCGCATCCCACTGTACAAACCCGGCAAAGACTATCGAATCAGCATTACCCGCACTACACCGGATAGCAATTCAACTAAAGTACAAGACGAGTTAGTCTGGCAATCTTACACCAGTTTGATTGATGTCCCTCTGACCTATCCCAATGTTGCCACATTCGGTATTGGGCTAAACGCTGAACAGTTTAACAATATCCCGCCTGTGGGTCTTGATGTGGGTGGGTGGATCTGCGACGTGCCGACAAACTATAACGCAAGCACTCGGACTTACACAGGTCTTTGGGACGGGACGTTTAAGCGCGAATACACCAACAATCCGGCATGGCTGTTTTACTATTTATGTAAGGAAGATATCAACGGTTGCGGTCGGCATATTGACGCAAACAAATTAGACAAAGCGGCGTTCTATCAAATTGGTAAATATTGCGATGAGTTAGTCCCTGATGGTTTCGGTGGCTTTGAACCGCGTTTTGTTTGTAACGCCTATCTTGATCAGGCTGATGATGCCTACAACGTCTTAAATACATTAGCCTCGGTGTTTCGGGGCATGGTGTATTGGTCAAATGGATTAATCACGGCTACCCAAGATGCGCCAACGAATTACACTCGATACTACGGTGAAGAAAACACTCTACAGGAAGTAGACGAGCAAGGCAACATTACCAAGCCTAATTTTAATTATGCGGGTACTGGATCAAAGGCACGTCACACCGTTGTACTGGTTACGTATTTTGATAAGGATGACTTTCACAAACAGAAAATAGAAGTTGTTCAAGACCTTGAAGCAGTTGCGCGATATGGCTATCACGAAACCACAGTAACAGCGTTTGGGTGTGACAGCAGAGGACAAGCCAAGCGCGTTGGCGAATGGTTACTGTACACCGAAAACAATGAAACCGAGGTGATTAACTTCGGTGTCCCCTCAGATGGGATGTTATGCCGTCCGGGTGAGGTAATTCGGACAATTGACCCAACAAGATCAGGGCGTAGACAAACTGGGCGGATTGCTGCGGTCACTGGTTTATCAGTAACCCTAGATATTCCTTGGTCTACATTGAGTACCACTAGCGGGCAAACTTTATCGGTACTCAATCCCACCGATGGGAAACAAGTAACTTACACCGTTGCATCGCTGCATGAAAATCCTTTGGGGTATACCGTTGCCACGATTATCGGCCCTTGGGGTGCTGTTGATAGTAGCCAATTGGTAAACACACCGTGGATGATTCAAACGGCTGATCTATTGGGTGAAAGTTGGCGAGTATTTGGCGTAACAGAGGATGATCGTCATCAGTTTTCCATTACTGCCACTAAACACAATCCCAGCAAATACGGGGCAATTGAGCGAGGCTTAACGCTTGATATAATCCCGACTTCAATTGTCGGTGACATTAGTAAACCTCCGATCCCGCCATCGACGATCACATGGTCAGAGTCGCTCTATGAAAGTCGATCCGCTGGTTTACGGATTCGCTTAGACTTGGCTTGGACTGCATCAAAATCATCACAGGTTGATCGCTATCGCATTGAATATCAAAAGCTAGGAACCAGTATCAGCTATATTGCCCTGCCAGAAACGCGATCGACGTTTGTTAGGATTGATGATTTTGTCGCGGGTCAATATCTATTCCGTGTGCAGGCTGTAAACCGCTTGGGGTTGCGATCTGACTTCACGGAAACCGTATTGGAAGTGTATGGCAAAACGTCACCGCCGAATGCTGTCACCGGATTGATTGCGGTTGCGTTAGATCGTCAGTTAAAGCTGCAATGGGATGAATCACCGGATCTCGATGTTCGCGTTGGTGGGCAATTTATCATTAAATATACGCCCAAAATTACAGGCGTTAGTTGGACTGATGGTTTTCAGTTAGAGCTGGTCTCCGGGGCAAGCACTGCGGTCACGTTGCCAAACGTTTACGGCACTTACATGATAAAGGCTGTAGACTCGACCAAAAATGAATCGCTAAATCATACTCAGGTTGTGTCTGACCCGACAACTCAAGTCGGCCAAAATATTGTTGCGACGATCACCGAAGATAGTATATTCGCAGGCGTTAAAACGGGTCTGCTTGTCAGTAATGGATTATTACAGCTTGCACCTAATACATTCTGGGATTCGCTAAATGGGTTAGTTGATGCCCTGCCAGGTTTGATTGATTCGCTATCGGGAACTACGATCGACAGTCTCCCCGGCAATGTGGATGCGCTACCGGGATTATGGGATGGGGAACGGTCGTTTAATAACGTCACATCAGGGATATATGAATTTGCCAATAGTATTGATTTAGGCGCGATTTATACCAGTCGCATCAGTGCTTTGGTTAGCACCATTAACACTAACACTAACATCAATATCGACTCAATACCAGGGTTAATCGATGCTCAGTTAGGGAATTGGGATCAGTCCTTACCAGAAAAAGCATCGGCAACTTTAGAAATCTCCAAATCTGACAATAACATCACGTTCAGCCCATGGCAGCGGTTTATCCCTGGTGATTACCGTGGGAGGATTCTGAAGTTTCGCGTGGTATTTGCCTCAGATTCCAGTACAGCTAATGTGCTTATGGATCAGTTGCGGGTTACGATCGACATGCCCGATCGTACCGAGCGAGGTAGAACGAACAGTTTTAACACTGTGATATTTTCCGCTGCATTTAGGGCACCGCCGATCATCACTCCTAGTATTGTATCGCCTGCTCAGGGGGACTACGTAACGATTATAAACCTCACTGCAACGGGTTTTATCGCACAAGCATACAACGCTAACGGGCAGGCAATCACAAAACAAATCGACTGGCTAGCAACTGGATACGGTACAAGCATACCTTAAAATATATGGCACAATCAACTGATTACGTATTAGATAACCAACCCCCTGCCTCATTGCGGGCTGAACTTAATCAAATTCTACAAGCGATCGCAACGGGTAACAGTGGCCCTACGGCTCCTACCACAACTTATCCGGGCATGGTTTGGGAAAATACATCAACATCTCCCCCCACATTAAACCGCCGCAACCTTGCTAATAGCGCATGGATCACTGACGGTTTAGGGGAGACGACGAATCGCGGGAATATCTCAACCACTAACCCAGTCTTGACGGGTACGGTCTCAATTCCAACACCTGTAACCACATCAAATACAACAGTTGCCGCTAGTACGGCCTTTGTCGTATCACGATTACAAAGCCACGGTTCTTGGATCTCTGGTGGTTTGGTTAACGCTTGGTCTGGCACTTTCTTCTATCGGCTGAACAATAATAACACGGTTTCTCTGCGCGGTGTTGTAACTAAAGCCTCATCTACGGGGGCTGATGTGATCGGTAACTTACCCGCTGGTTTTCGTCCGACGCTTGCAGAACACAACCGCTATAACGCAGCTTTGGCTGGTACGGCTGGTAATCGTCTTACGGTCGGGATTAATGGAGACATCACATTAAACTTGGGCGGTGCAACGTTAACCAATCCGTTCGTTGCGCTTGATAACATCACATTTCCTATCAGCTAAATTATGTCACAAATTATTAGTGCTAAAGCCTATCAACGCATTGATAGCCAAGGATATTGGATCGAAACGGTTCAGGTTGCCCCGACGATTACAACCTTAGAAGATGGATCGTTTGAGGTTGTATATGATGCGATCACCCCTGATTTAATCGATACGGATATTGTTCCATCACCTGAACATCGCTGGGATGGGACACAATGGAAAGAACCGGAAATTATCGTGCCTGATCACCCTGGTTTTGTGGTGGCTCGTCAGATTGATGACAATGGGTTTTATTTGACTGACGTGATAATCGAACCCACCCTAATCAACAATGTTTGGGTACATCCGGGGGTAGATGACCCGGATTATGTGATCGGAGATATTCCCGGTGGATTTTACAAACCTCGCTACGTAAAAGGTAAGTGGGTTGAAGGTGCGACTAAGCAAGAAATCAAGCTCAGTCAACCGCCAAACTGGACACAGTTTATTACCGACTTTTCAGCGACAGACCTTGATGAAATGATTGCACAGCCGAACAATATGGCTAACTGTCTAAGGCTAAATCGCGCTTTGACCATGTCTATATTGGATGGTCAAATGATCTGCGAATGTTGGAATCGCTGCCTTGACGGCTTGGCAACGCCCCCTAATGATGATCAGCGGAAGACGTTAATCAAGTTAGTCGAAGCGAATAACTTACCTGTGACGATTGGTGCTGATAGCCGGATGGTGCTAAATGTCTAATGTCATTTCACAGCAAACACCACAGCAATTGGGCATAACAAAACCCAAACCAGGGGAACAGCTTTGGTGGGTTGTTGTTGATGATGGTGACAACTATAAACCCACACACGTCTGCATCGCTAATAGCGATAAATGGTCATCACCTGTCGATTTTAGATCGTTGGGTAATAGCAATAATGGGGGATCGACTGGATTAACAGCAGTACAAATAACAAATAGCACAACTGCTATACCAGGTAGTCTTTATCTCGCTGAAACTCAATCAATCCTAAATTTAGTATTGCCTGTGACAGCAAGCGACGGTGATGCGTTTGGTTTTATCAACAACGGTTCTGGAACCATTCGGATCACCCAATCGGCTAACCAAAAGATTATTGCCGGGGACACCGTAACGACACTCGGTGTAACGGGGAGTGTCTCTAGTTTTAATTACGGTGATTGGGTTGAATTTTTATACACCGATGCCGCCTGGTGGGCATCGATCAAGGCAGGATATTTAGAGGTATTATAAATGGTATTACAGAACGGATCAAACAAAACGCTGATCACCGGAACCAAAGTTAACCTTGGATCTGATGCGACGGGTGATATTTATTATCGCAATTCTACTGGTGTATTAACACGTTTGGGCGTTGGTACCAACGGTCAATCTTTGTTAGTAAACTCTGGTTTACCCGCGTGGGGTTCACCAACCCCCGGTGGTACGGCAGGAGGCGATCTAGCAGGATCGTATCCAAACCCGACCATTGCAAACAATGCCGTCACTTTTGCTAAATTCCAAAATATCACAACGGCAAGAGTTCTGGGACGAACCACGGCTGGTTCTGGTGTGGTTGAGGAATTGTCAGCCGCAACACTCAGTTCCTTTTTATCGCTGGGGACAGCAGCAACGCTAAATACAGGGACAGCCTCGGGTGATATTCCCGTTCTGGATGGTGATGGCTTGTTGCCTGTGTCGGTGATTCCCCCCCTTGCAATTAATTCAATTCAAGTTGTCGCCAACCAAGCAGCGCGGCTTGCATTGGTTAACGTGCAACCGGGTGATAGTGCAAAACAAACCGATAACGGCTTGACGTATATTCTGGCAACGACACCAGCGTCGGTAGACGCTAACTGGATTCCCATCGGTGATACAACGATCGATGCGGCGGATATTGTTTCTGGGACAGTAGCGACAGCAAGACTAGGTGCGGGGACGGCTAACGCGACAACCTATCTACGTGGTGATCAAACGTGGGCAACTGTACCCGCTGGCAAAGACCCTTGGGTGGAAGTCACTGGGACTAGCCAAACGGCGGCTGTTAACACACGCTATGCGGCAAATAACGCGGCGCTGGTGACGTTTACGCTTCCGACTGTTGCGGCAGTTGGTGATGAAATTCAAATCGTTGGTAAAGGGGCGGGGTTATTCCGGATTGCCCAATCGACTGGACAACAGATCCGATTTGGCGACATATCGACAACTGCGGATGCTACGGGACGTATTGACGCAACTAACCGATATGACTCGATCACGTTGGTGTGCATCACAGCTAACACGGAATTTTCCGTAATCCAGTCTCAGGGTAACTTAGACGTAATTTAATATGGTATTACAAAACGCGATCAATCGTATAGCGAATGGTAGTACATTCGCTCAAATACACAGATTTACAACGGCTGGCAACTTTGGCCCGCTATTAGTCCCGACTGGTGCGACAGCAATGCGGGTAACGATTATTTCTGCCACTAGTGGCGGTGGTAGTGGACGAAAGGGAGTGGCTGGCAGTGCGCGTTTTGGTGGTGGCGGATCGGCGGGCGCTAACTTAAGTGAGTGGGAATTTGACATCGCTCAACTAGGGTTGGTGCCCGGTACCAGTGTACTTTCTGGCACCGTAGGTAACGGTGGCCTAGGAGGGGCAAGCGTCACGACAAACTCGACAAACGGGAATAACGGTGCAACTGGAGGTGCTACGTTTGTCCGTATTGGCGAGGCGGGGACTAACTACCTCGGTTATTTAAACGCCGCTAACGCCGGATCTGGAGGAACTAACGCCGCTGGTAACGGTGGGGGCGTAGGGACGTTCGCGCAATATGTTGGCGGGGCGGGAAGTACCAGTTCGGCAACGAGTT